TTAAGATTAAACAAGCCGTGTGTGTTCACTGCTGCCATCTCTGCATCACCTAGTGGACGCTCTCTACGTGCCCAATTACTTGCGCCGTAATCTGCATAACCACCTTTTGAACCTTTTGCAAGACGGAAGTCTACACCAGCTGTATAATCAGTTGGTAGTTCTTCCATATCCGGGTCCATTAGTGCTGCTTTGATAAGTTGGAAGATTTGTGGACCAATAATGAATCGACGAATCGGATTCTCTGGCTGTGAATCTTCTTTCAATGGATCATCTACAACAAAACCTTGGAACACGTAAGAACGCTTTTTCCAATACTTACGACCCATATCTTCTAGCGATGGATCTTTAAACCAACCACGTACCTCTTGTAAGATTGGGCATGATTCGCCATACATTTCCATACATGGAACTTGTACTTGTACTGGACGTGAATCAGTTTCGCCTTTTACACCAGCAAATGGAAGTTTGATCATCAAACGTTCTTTCCAAAAGAAAGTGTTTGAATCGTCGCCATCAGGCAAAAAGCGTAGCGTTGCTTGATCGCCTTCTTTCATATTCCAAAATGGGTAAATTGCGTTATCGCCACCGCCGCTAATATTGCCGCTTGTACGATTTTCTTGTTCTTTGAGCTTTGCTCTAATTTCTGCTAATGATGCCATAGTTATGCCTCCTTATATTGCCTATGTTCTATGTGCCTTTAATGTGTAGCACATGTTTATAATACTACACAATATTATTTATCTTGTCAACAAGTTTTTTATTTATTTTTCAGATACTTACGCTGTTGCCTTGTAGTCATTCCACGCTTTTTTAAATTTTCTAAACGATAAATTTGGAAATGCTTTTTTAACACCTTTAAAAGCAATTTTGCTTCCAGATATAACAACTTTCATGCCTACTAGTATTGCAATAAATTCTGCTACTGCTCTAACTGCTTTTTCACCAAATCTTTGCATAAGCTCATCTATTTCTATCCAACCATCTTTATAGGCTTTATACACACTTCTAAGTTCTTTGTATATTTGATATATTTCGTATGCTGTCCAAGCAGCTAACCCACCTTTAACCAATATAGCCAATGCTGGTATCAAAGCAGGAAAGAATTCGTTCAACTGCTGATTTTCTTGTATTTCAGCAAAACGCATTTTACATACCTGCTAGATTTTTAATACGATCAATGCCAGTTGTATCTATATCATCTGTCATTGTACCAGCGTGACCAGATTTACCACCAGCATCTTTCATCATATCAATTAACATTTCGATACGTGCTAATGGTTTAGCTGCTTCATCTGGTGTTGCATCTGCGATTGTCCTACCGCCTTCAGTAGCACCTTTGTATCTGCCTCTAATCTTAAACATTTTATCTAGTTCAGCTTTTAAGTTTGCAGGTGTACGTGGATCAGTAAAATCATTTGTTGCAGCTCTCAAGTATTCGCCTAAGTTCCAAGTATTGTTTATATAATCTCTCATAAATGATGTTTTATCATTATCACTACCTCGTGCAGCTTTCATCATATTTGTTTCTAATGCATTTATTACTGCTGTTGCATCATCAAAATCATATATGTATGACATATAGCCGTGTGCTGCACCTGAGCCTGGTTTTCTATGATCTGGATTTTTTCCTCTTACTGATCCCCAATAATCTCTTGCAGTATCAATAGCTCTTCCTATTTTACTTTCTTCCATATCTGTATCCTTATATCCCATTACTTCTGCGACCTTTGCGTCGATGCGTTCTATGAACTCTTGTGCTGGCCTTACAAAACGTTCTCCGTATTCTTTTTCTACCATAGTAAGCACGGCTGTTGGGCCTTTTGGAAATTGACCATTTTCTCTGTCAAAATAACTTAGGATAAATTCGCCTAATGGAATTTTTTTATCTTTTTCTAGTGTAATTTTGTCGCCATCTGGTCCGTCAATTTCATCGCCTTTTTCCTTGCCGTTCATCTTTGCCATGCGTACTGCTTTTGCGTATGCATTGCCTTCGTCGGTTTCTTCATCTTCATTAATTTGAGCTGCAAACTGACCCATTAATTTATCTATAATACTTTCCATTGCTGCTGGCTCTGTCATGTATTTGAATCTTAACATTTTTAATGTAGATGTGTCATTGCCATCTATATAAGCGCCTAGATTGTCTAAATGACGTTGTGCTTCTTTATCGCCGCCTTCAGCTGCCTTTTGTAATGCTTTACCTAATGGAGTATTTTTTGCTCCAAGAGATTTGTATGCAGCATAACCGCCTGCTGCTGCTAAACCTACTAGTGCTAAAACTAGAGGAAGTGCTTCGTCTAATTTTTGTGTTTCACCTAATAAATCATCTGCTGTAAGTTCTTTTGCTTTTGTATTTTCGCCTATTAACTTATAGATGTAAGGAAATACATCTTGTAATTCTTCATTAAATTGTTTTACGGTTAATTGATCGATCCAATTTTCTGCAATATCATCTGGAACATCAACTTTATCTTCTGCTACAAAGTTTTCAAATGTGTCTTTGTAAAATGATTCTTTTTGTAAATTTAAAATACGTTTTTTAATTTCAGTTACACGTTCGTTTACAATATCCATATGACCTGCTAAACTTTCTGCCATAACACTGCTACGATTCATATAAGTTTTGAACTTGCGGAGACTTGAAAGTTCTTCACTTAAACCTGTAATGTGTTTACCAAAGTCGTCGAAAGGATTTCCACCTTCACTTACGTGTATTGCCATTGCTCTAGCACCACCTAAATGTTTGTAAGGATATTTAAATTTTTCGCCTTCAGAATTTTCAATGTAAATAGCACCAATTTTTTTAGTTCTGTTTTCATCTTCGTCTAAAGTACCTGTATGTTTAATTGAAAGTTTTGCATTTCCAATTTTTTGGAAACTAGTTTTATTAGTTCCGTACATTTTTGATTCTGCCATTGTTTTTTCTCCGCTACGATTTTTGGCAAGATATTCATAATCTCTACGTTGTAAATTGTTTTTATTAATATCTCTTACTTCAAAATTTAAAAGCCTTTTCTTAGAAAATTGTCTAATATCACGTAAAAAATTATACCAATTATCTTTTATAGATTCTTCAGCACCTTCTGCAAAGCCTTTGCTGTACATTACAACAATTCCATCTTCTTCATCAAGGCTAACACTTACTTTGCCAACGTTTTCGTCGTTTTCGCTATATGTAAAATCAAAATAACGAGCCTGCTTAGGTTCATTGATTACTTCGCCGTTTTCGTCACCGATAGTTATCTCGGTGAAACGACTTCTAAGTTGATTAAATAAGTCAGATGCTATAATTTCTAAATTCTTCATATTAATATTATTTATCAATAATTGCTACTTACGAATATAGGCATGGGCATTTCGTAATCGTCTTCTGGATCAATTTGGCTAAATGTATTGTAAACATTAGTATCCCAATCTTTCATAACCGTCATCATTCTTAAAGTTAATATAAGACTACTTACTAAATCATCGTTATGTCCAGGCTTTGCTTGATAACTTGATCCTGTGGCAACAAATGCTTTTAATTCACTTACTAATGGTTTACTCCTAATAAAAAGTTTATCATTTTCAATCATAGTTTTTAGTCTAGCACAACTAGTAACTTTACTGCTATGTGTTGTATTAAACCCTTTTCTAAACTTACGCACATGCCCTTTGCGTATTGGTTCACTGATAAACAAACCTGGAATATTTTCTTCGCCAAAATCTTGTATAACAAGCAATGCTGCCTCTCCGATTCCGTTGTTTTCAACACTCCAGTAAATGTTTTCACCATCTGTATTACAACATTCTTTTATGTAACTACATATATCTCTTAACACTCTAATTTGACCAGGAATTGCAGTAGTATTGTGTTGCCATTCTGCAACTTGCTCGTATGAAGGTATTTCTATAACTTGAATAGCCGCATAGTCGCCGCCTGTACCCATGCTAGGATCTAACCCAACTATATAACTTTTGTCACCTGTTGGCTTTTTATAGAATCGTGTTTGACCCATATTTAATATAGGATTTATACCTTCCATTGCAGCAAGTTTAATGCTGTGAATAAGTGTTTCATCAAAGATTAAAAATTCGCATCCGTACTCACGTCTAAACATTTCTTCGCCAATACGACCAATTTC